GGCCCCAGGATGCGTGGCCATTTCGTTGTTTCTGAGATAGTCATATCCTGGGGAGCCCCTCATCGGGGCACTACCTGGTAAACCAAACCAGGGAGAGAAGAGAAATTAGCCTCTCCTCGAAACCGGCCCTTTCGGATCCGGCCGAAGGAATGTAGTCCCAACAAGGACTCCATTTCTTCGAATATTCGGCCTTCCTTCCTTCAGAACGTAGAAGGAGGCGGCCACCCGAAATGTTACCGTGCAAAAGAAGCAGAAGCAGGCCATCTGGGCAATAACGCCAGAATGGTATGCGACGCCGAATCCGTTTTAAGGAGACGGCGGTAACTTCTGACTCACTTGCTGGTAGCTTGACAAAACACCGAGTTCGCGAAGCTTTGAAATAAAGCCAATTTCCAGGCTTTTTCCGAAGATAGTGAACACGACCTTTTGCCAATGCCAAGGGAATCTTAAACCCGGCCTCGTCATCCTCATGAAAGGGGACAACAAGGTCTCTTGAGACATTGCAGAGCAAGGCCTCAAGAACGAGTTGTAGATTAACTCCATGGCGCGCTGACCAGTAGGCAAGTCTGTTGAATGCACTGTAACAGTCTAAGTCATCGAGAAGCTTTTTAAGGTATACTCCTCTGATGTTGTGGCCAAACCAAAAGTCTGAGCCACAAGACTCACGAAACAGTCCTGTATTAAAGGACTTGTCGTGGTTAACCGTAAATCCACAGTGATTAAGCATAGAGGTAACAAGGCCATAAGCCTTGCGATCGACTATGATATCGTCACCAAAGACGGCAAAATTGCCGACGGTTTTCCTAAAAGGGCGCTGGAGTTTAATGTCCAGGGCCTTATAGGCACCCACGACTAACGAGGTGAAGAAGAGTGTCTGCAACGGGAAAGTGTAAGCATTACCCATCGAAGACACCATATGCAGGTCAATCACAGAACCGTCTTTTAATACGGTTTTCTTGCAGCGGGTGAGTTCCAACCATCTGACTATCGATGGAGGAAACCACTTACGCACAAGTGTGAGCGACATAGAGTCAGAAGCGCTTGACAAATCAATGGTACCGAATTGTCCAGTGAGACTGCCTCTACGAGCAAGCTCTCTATTCTTGTCGGGCTGCGTACTAAGGTCAATTCCAACGACCTCAGCTAGCCGCCGTTCAAGGAGAGCTGCAATGCCTTTCTGAAAAAACATATTCAGAATAGGCTCAGTGCATATAGTCCTCGTAATTTCACTTGTTTTCGGGACAAACGATAGTTTACTCCCTTGGACACGTGTAGTCGGGTAGTGGGTAGAACGGAAAAGCTCTTGCCCGTTCCACCGACGGTCTTCTAACACGGCCTGCTGAAACAAGCTCAGCAAAGCGGGCTCCGAATACGTAAGATTGGAGATCGCCAGTTTCCCGTAAGGGTCACCAGAACGAGCACCAATATTGGACCCGGAGCCGAACCCACAATGGGCCTCGATTTTACTGAGACCAAGAATGGATTCGTCGAACGGCTCA